CACTTCCGACTCGAAGCGCAGCAGCTGGGCGGACTTGAAGACGCGCCAGTAGTGAATGTGCGTGTTGCACAGCCGACGCAGGTGCACATCGAGATAGCGCGGGTCCTGGGTGACGAGATGCACTTCGTGGCCCTGGTGGCGCATGGTCTCGAAGCGGGTGATGTGCTCCGGTGGCCGCGCCCTGGGATCGCGTGAGCCGAACCAACCCTGCGCCTCGTCGACGACGATGATCGAATCGTTGGGCAGCTCGAACCACTTCTCGGGGTCTTCGAACTCGAACCACTGCGCTTGCAGCTGATCGGGCTTGAGGCCGTTGATGTTGTGGTAGTAGACGACCCGGCCTTCGGCGTGGGCCTTCTGGTCCACTTCGCGGATGGTGTTCAGGGTCTTGCCATGGCCGGGCTTGCCGGTACGGATAACGAGCATGACGGCGCCTCCTTATGCGTCGATAGAGGTGCCGCCCGGCTTATGCCAGACCTGATTGCGTTTGCGGTCGGTCGCCTTGTCGATCCCGGCGAGGACGAAGCGCGTCGAAATGGCGGCGAAATACAGATTCACCACCACATCGAACTTGGCCAGCCCGAGAATCCCCTGGATCACCGGACCGACATCACCCATCAGTCCGAACAGGTAGTCCTGCGCCTGCCCAATGATGAGGTTGAAGCCCATGTAGGAGACGAAGCCGAAACCGATCATCTTCAGCACCATCTTCACCAGCGGCCCGACGATGATCACGAGCATCTGGACGATGAATAG